CAGCGCGGGCTTTCAAGCCCTTATGCACAGGCGCTCCCAGAGTTGCACCCATGCCTGATTGGCTTGTCAATTTGTGAAATGCCAGAGCCTGTTTCTGAATAAATATTATGACCATCCATCAATGTAAGTACTCACTTACCGGATGAACCAAAATTTTTATGTCACGTTTTTATTCTCACCCAAAATGAAAATTCTGTTCCTGTGACGTCAGCCTAAACATCACGCGAAACATGAATTTATTTAAAATGATAATCAGCAAAATCAAGAAAACGGTCCCAGTCATACATCTCAATCGAATGCCCGCCCTCACGAATGTGATAGCCCACATCGCTCTTGATGATTGCTTGATTGACTGGAGGCGAGTCGATTGAATGAAGCCCGTTTTTGCCGAGCAATTCATAGACTGCGCTTGCATGATAGGCCGACAAATATTCTCCGCGTGGATCAGCCCATGTATCGCCAACCGAACTGTGAACATACACCGGACGGGGCGCGATTAAGGCAAGCAGCATGTGTTGATCGACGGGCAGGTCGTCTTCCTGATGGACAAATTTCCATGCGTTGCGGCAGAGCCAATAGGGAAAACGGGTTATCATTTTTTCTAAGGTTTCTCCCGATGTTCTGCGCCACAACGCCGCCCCCGCGCAACCCGATTGGGCCGATATCGCTAACGCAAAACGCGGGTCTTGCGCCGCCGTCCAGAGAGTGGCTTTGCCCATTTTTGAATGCCCCATAATGGCGACGCGCTTGGAGTCGATATCATCATCCGTTTCAAGATAATCCATCGCGCGCATAGCGCCCCAAGCCACCATAGACAGAACGCCCCATTCTTGCGCTTTAGGAAAACTCTGTTTTTTCTTATAAAACAGCGGGGCGATTCCATCCTGAAAACTGACTTCGTTATGTCCGACCAGGTCTTGTTGATACACCGCAATAAACGCATACCCGCGATCTAAAATCGTTCCCAGCGGCCAACCATTTTTCAACCTGCCGGGCCGGTCAGGATGCGCATCGAAATCATTGGAACGGGTATTATTAAAGCTGTGCTTCATAATCGCAGGGACAGGCCCGCTCGCTTGGTTTGGAACAAACACCAACACCAACATTTCCGCGCTCCCTTTATCATTGCGGAAACGGACCACAACATCTTTGCGGGTCGCTTTTCCCTCCATGAAATTTTCATCTGTTTTTGCAACGACAAATTCCGTCTGGATTGGACTTTCTGGAAACGGAACGCGACCGTATATTAAATTGCTGAACAACGACAAAATTTGTGGACGGCGGATATTCATCCATTCGTTGGGCGTCGTAATCGCGTTGCCTTCTGCTGAAACCAGAAGTTCAGGCAGTTCATAATACGGAACATTATCTTCATCATAGATGAGGTTGCCATCATATTCTTTGCTTTCACGGCTGGACGCTAAAACGCCGCTCATCAATAGAACAATTAAAAAAAGCGCTGTCTTCTTCATTCAATCACCTCGAAATCTTATTTTCGTCTTAGAAATGAATCAATAAATATCCTTTGGATTTGTACTAACAAATTTCTTGAACGCCTAGCGAAAATAACATACTTCATCCCAAGGCTCAATCAGGCCCTTTCGTACAGGATTAAAAAATCGACTCACGAATCAGGCCATCATTTCAACATCGTCCACAGACTTAGAAAAACTCCCGAGTCTATAGCATAATCGTAACGGGTAATCAGTGAATTATTTCTAATGTTTGGCGGAGGACAACATGGGCAAGTATACCTTGGCGTGGGCGCTCACCATTGCTGCAATCCAAATTATGACCGTGTGCGCAGACCCGGTTCCGGGCGACGTCTATCGGGAATACTTATGGTGGAACGAAGACGGCGACGCAGGCGGCTCCCTCCGGGTCGGCGGCAAAGAGGGCCAAGAACACCCCGACCGCGGCTCCCATCATGGGTATATCAATTCCGCCGTCGAATTAGACCACGACTTTGATCTTGACGGCGCCGTCAAAGCCGAAATCGTTTTGGAAAAAATTCTCTGCCATGACGGGACCAAAGGCCTCGCGGTCCAAGTCAACGGAAACGAGTGGCTGCCTGTCCCCGTCCCCAAGACAATCCCATATCCCCAGTGGGAATACCAACATCATATTTATCCAACTGTCCCGCTGCCATTGTCGTATCTCAAAAAAGGAGAAGGCAACCAATTTCGTCTGCGCGTGTCGGGCGAACATCGCTGGAACTGGCCGCAGAACCTCATCTACGGCGTACACTTCCGCGTCTATTACGACCCGCAAACGAAGCCGCATTCAGTCGGAACCATTGATTCGCTCCAAGATGGAGATTCGATTGACGAAGCGGCATTACTGACGACTAACATTTCAAAGAAAACCGCCCCCATTCAGCACGTCGATTATCTCGGGTTTTATGAAGACGTGAATTGGGAAGGCGACGGCGTCTATCGCCAATGGCACTACCATTATTTTCATGGCGACTTAATTCATCACATCGGCTCCGCTTCTGAGAAGCCTTACCCGTTCAAATGGGACCTCTCCTGGGTTCCCGATCAAAAAGAACCGATTTATCTCGCGGCCCGAATCGTTGATGAGTCGGGTTTAATCTATTTTACGGAACCGATCAAAAACCTAACCCTCAATCGAGATTTCCGCGTTGAACTTTGCAAACCCTACAACACGCCCCAGCGTTGGGCGACGCGCAGCGGCGAGATGGAAGAACGCTTCGACATTCAAGGCGATTTGTCAAAAGCCACTGCCGCCCAAATGGCATGGGCCAGTTGGTCGCCCGGTTATATGAATGGAATTTTTATCAACGATCAGCAAGTGTTTGATTCAGAAGGGCCAAACTACCAGTATTTCGCACACAGAGTAAATCTCAACAATTTAGACGCGTTGAAACCAGGACAAAACCTTCTAAAGACAGGGAAAACGCCCTTGTATGATGGCAAGATGGTGCACGGGATGGAAGTAAACTGGCCGGGAATCATGGTACTGGTTCGCTACGGGAAGTAAGCAGAGTTTTGCTGATACTGACCAACCCGGTGATTAGATTCCCCGTGCTAGAACGCTTTGATGACAATAATGGCTGCGAGCAAACAAAGCGGCGCACCAATGATGATGAACGGCCCCAACATGCACAACAGCGCTCCGAAACCAAATAAACCCAAGCCGACGAAAATCGCCAGCGTCCGGCCTAAAAATTCGATCAACGCCAAAATGAATTTGATTGGAAGTGTGATGATTTCAAACAATATAGACGCCATGACTCTACCCTCATAGAAATTTTTACGGACTGGCCTGATTTCGTATGGATTGATTAGGGCAGCCGCACGAACAAATTCTTCTATCAATAGAATACGAGCGAACTCTTAGAGTCTTTCATTTTTTTGTATTAATTGGAGTTGCGTCCCTGGCCTTGATGGGAACCCATCTTCGCCGACAATACGAACGCCAAATAAAAATTCATCCTAAGCGCCGGTGGCTCAATTGGATAGAGCACCTGACTTCGGATCAGGCGGTTGGGGGTTCGAGTCCCTCCCGGCGCGTGGTTGATTTAATTGAAGTTAAAAAAACTTTATTTTACATGAATAAAAAATAAAAATGAACACTAGATGAACATTATGAGCGACAACGAATCGCACCCAAACGAAGAAAAAGAATTAAAAAAAGAACTCTTCGAACTATTGAAATCGGAGTTTCGCAAAAGAAATGACCTATTGCGCGAAGCAGGGAATCGCGCACAAAATTTCCTTACCCTAATCAACACTGGCGGAACACTTGCGTTGCTTAGTTTCTTGGGCGCATTCCCAAGTTTGTCAAATTCAAGGATAAGTTTTTTTTCACTTGCATGTTTTGTATTGGGTGTCGTGTTTAACGGGTTCGTTTATGCAATATACCTGCATGCTGTGCATAAGATGGCCTATCAAGTGAATCAATTGGCCGGTGAAATAGTTGAACAGGATACTTACAACGAAATGAGAGAAATATATGCAAACAAAGTAGAAGGGTTTAACAAGATTAACCTAACAGTTGATTCTTGGTTGTTTCTTTTTGGTTACTTGTCATTTATATTTTTCTTGTTAGGTGTTGGATTGGCATTTTGGGCAGTCAGTATGATGCCTACCGCCCAACCCGGTGCATAACCAACGGCGCGGGCATATCGCCTTCGATCAACGCGAAATCTTTATCCTGCAATTCAACGATAAATCCTTTGTCGTTCTCATCATCGTAAAACCGCTTGACCACGTTCAACAAGGTTTGTTTGAATCGGGCGGGTACATCCGCCGCCGTTGCGCCATAGCCAACCGTATAGACGATTTTCGACGCCAACGCCGGGCGAATATTTGAAGGCCAATAGACGCCGTTCTTGAGGATTATTCGGGCGGGTTTGCTGGTTTCATCAATGAAGTAATTTGATTCGGCCCATTCGGTCTCAACATCCTGGGGCGTGTAATAGTTGAAACTCACAATCGCCGTTACGGGCCAATATTCGAATTCGATGAACGGCAAGCGCAGCGGGAATTCATCCAGTACCATTGTTTCATTCCGCGAAATGAACGCCATACGCAAACGCCGTTCAAGCGCCTCTTGCGCGGATTCGATCATCCGTGTGATGGATGCGTCGGCGCCGTCATGCTCAACGCCTAGGAATGTTTTTGTTTCATCCAGTGTAACAATGGTTGTCATTTTTTAGGGTTCCCCTGGATGGGGCCGGAAACCGGATCGCGGCGAGCGTCCAGCCCCGGCCCATCCATTCGGAAATCAAAACCAATTGCGAGGTGAGGCCCAAATTAATTTCGCCAAGGCAATCGACGGCGGCGAACATCGGTCATCCAATAGACCGTCAGACGCGCCCCGGTTGCTTCGGCGACAATGCCGTTTGCTGCATGGATCGGATACGGGAATTCAACAACCCCGGTTTTGTTCGCCTCGAACCCGATATGAAATACCGGTTCGAGTGAAGCGGCGGCGGCCCCGGTTGCGGCGTCTTTGATTTTGACTTCGCTGGTTGTTGATTCCAGCAAGTAGGCAACGCCGACAATCCACGCATCGCCCGAAGCGGTTACCTGTTCAGTCGCGGCGCTTGTATCCGCCGCTGCCAGATAAGCAACGCTTGGGCCGCCGGGAATGAAATTCGGTTCATCGGCAAACGCGCCCGGCGCCATGATTGCCGCGTAACATGCGATAGTGAATAGAATCGTTTTCATATTCGATTCCCCCTTAGTTTGCGCTTCGCAGCCCAAGGCGGGCCGTGAAGTTGATACCCGTCGCGACGGAACCGGCAACGGTCGTATAGATTCGCAAGTACGGATACTTGGTTCCGTTGCGTTCATTCGTGATCGGAAGTTCGTAACGACCAACGGCGCTATCTTGGTCGCCGCCAAGAACTTCTTTCGCGCCCAATTCGAGAATCGCCAAATCTTCATAGGTGTCGGCGAAATCGGACTTGCTCGAACCTTGCAGCGCGATTGTATAAACTTCGTCGTTGTCGGCGATTTCAATAGCGGTTACGTCAACGATGACCGTACCCTCTACGAAACCGCTGCCCATGTTGAGGATCGCCGCTTCACTGTCTACCGTCGCGGCGGCGGATGCGGCAACCAGCCCCGCGTCTTTAAGAACTAGACTTTCATCGTACATAGTGAAAACTCACTTTCTTGATTCGGTTAGGCCGCGCCCGGCTTAAGCGTTTTTGATGCCGGACAAACGCGCCGCCGCTTTCGGATGGAATACGCCCAGGCCGCAAATCCAATCAATCAGCGTTTGGTAATGAACGCCGCTTAAACCCTGGTCGATAACATCCATCGAACCGGATTGAAGGCCGCTGACATATTCCGCCGCGCCAAAGCGAACGGCATACAACGACGTTGACGCCGCTGAACCGCCGCCGGGGTTATCTTCGGTGAACGGCAATATGAGATTGCCGTCTTTGTCATCTTCGATAACGGCGATAGGAACGCCCGCGTATGCGGTCAATTGACGCCCGAAAGCATTTGAGACGGTTTCGATTGCCTGACCGGCGGAGCGAACCAACGCGCTAACCTTGCGGCGCATCGTCTTGTTCATAAACAAGACGTCGGCGCCGCCCTGAACCGCGTCAAGTAATTGGTCAAGCAAGTCGAGCGTAAGCGTATCGCCGCCCGAAGTTGGCGAACCCTTCGTAATGATTTGATCGCCAATGATGCGGTTTTTTAGGCCGTCGAATTGTTTGGGATCGGTCGTGTTGTCGCCAACAAAAAACATCTTGGTGTATTCGAGCGCGACGGCCTTGGCTTTCATGCTGTCATAGGTTGCCCGCAAGTTGTTTTGGTTGCCCTGGGTTTTCACTAATGCGCGGTCAACCTTCGAGATTCCGCCCATGATGAAAAGTTGTTCAACCTGCGGATTCACGATGCCGGTTGATTCAACGTAGGATTCATTGATCCCACGAAATGCAACGCCGGGCAATGTTTGTTCGCGATTATATTTGTAGGCCTGACCGGTGACGCCGAAAAACGGCAACCGTTCAAGCACTGGCGACGTGCGCGGGAAAAGTTCAATGACGCCGCGAGCGAGCGGGTTTTGAACCAGTTTCGCGGCTTCGAGTAACGTCAACATATTTGATTACCTCACTTGTTTGTATAACCCTGTTCCATGATTGAAACCGGGTTCATGCCTTCAAAATTCTTGGGCGGGTTTCCGCCCGGTCGGTTTGCATCCGGCCCGTTGCCGTTTTCATCCGTTGCGGGCGCGGCGTTTTGCACGAATAGGCCTTTTGCCTTGGCGTCGTTAATCCACTTGATTTGATCCGCTGGCGCAACCGCCGGAATCAATTCGCGGAATTGTTCAGGAACGTCTTGAACCATTCCATCAACAACGCTTTTCAGCGTATCTTCGAGGCCCTTACGTTTTGCGATTTCCGCATCAAGGCGCGTTTTCGGAACGGTCTTTTCGCCTGTTTCCGGCGGCGTTGCCGGGTTGTTCTGATTCGCGTTTTGCGACGGGTTCGCTGGCGGTTGATTCTGGTTTTGATTTTGGTTTGCTGGTTGCCCGCCCGTATCGCCGGCGTTTGCGTTTTGGTTTTTTACGGTCATTGAACGGCTCCCTGTTTTACGCCCGGTACGGCGGGATAATCGGCGCTCTCATAGAACGCCGCGTTTTCTTCTTTAACGGTTTCGAGGTATTTGATTGCCGCTTCGCGTGTTCTCAAATCCGGGTTCATCGCCTGGGCGACATCAACAACGCTCATCGCGCCCATATCAACCAATAGATTCCAGGCGGCGCTTTGTTCGTTGGGCGCATACGTTGGTTTTACGTCATAAAAATCAATATTGAATTTCGCCGCGTCTGAGAGTTTGCGGCCTGGATTGTGGACATTCCAAACGGCACGAAAAACATCGAACAGGCGCGCTTCATAGGTTGAAAATAGTTCGATATCATCGGCGCGCATTTCCTCAAGTTCGCGATTGCCAACGATACGCGCAACGCCGCTTTCTTCGCTTACTTCCGATGAAACGCTTGACGCGGAAATTCCATTCGCGATTGCGGTTTGCTTGACGATGAACTCGATTGCCTTGAGCGCAATTTCGATGGGCGCATCCGGTTTCACAAAACCTATATCGCCGTCGGCGGGAAGGTTGACCATGACGCCGGGTTCAAGCAAATCAATTTCAGCGCGTAGCCCCTTCGTGTAGCCGACTCCAAAACCTTGCTGCCGTAAGACGTACATCAAATCCGTTAAGCGTTGGTTGATTGCCTCTTGCGCCGTCATCAAATCATCGCCGCCGGTCAACCAAAATTCATCGGTTGGCGGTCGGTCCCAAACCGCAACATACGGAATCATTCCGTAAGGGTTGGGTTCGGATTTTGTTTCGTGATAGCGCCAATCAAGCGTTTTGATTTTGCTGTCAGTCCAAACGATGTATTGAATTTCGTCTTGTCGCTTGGCGTCTTTGTATTGCGTAACAATGACGGCGCGGATATCTTCGGGCGAATCGCCGGTGGCAACGTCCAGGTATTCCGGCGTCAATATGTCCAGGTCTATTTTGCCGCGACGCCATACCGGGCGAACCATGACCGTTTTTAGCAGTTTGCCGTAACGGTTCGCCATCTTCATTCGGATATCGAGTTGCGCGGATTTCGCAATTTCGTTGAAAATCTCTTGGTCCGCATCGCTGCCGTCGAGTTCTCGAACCGCCGGGCGAATGTAAACCATCGCCAATTGACGAACGATTTTTTTGACAATGTTGACGAATAGCGGATTCAGTTTTTCGGGATGACTGAAATGCTCGGAGAGCGCGGCGCGGATATGGTCGAGTTGAACGTCATGGAAAAAATCAATCCGCTTCACGGCGTCATCTTTGCGCCGCTGATTGTCGAGCAGTTTAATCGCCTCGATTGCGTTTCTTATTACACCGTCCGCCGCTGGAAATAACATTCGCGATTGATTCCTTTCATCATTCGGAACATTACGCAAGAACGAAGCGCGGCGCGGCGTCTACATGAAACCGGAAACTATGAGGCGGGTTGGTTCACCATTGAATAGAGAATCGTACAGCGGCAACGCGGATGAATCGGCGGCGTCAAACTATCGACCGATGGGCCATTTTTCGAGGATTCAAATTCGTCATCGAATCCGATAATTTCACCATGCAGCGGCCCGCATACCGGGCAAACGCGCTCATCGCGGGCCGTCCAAAATTGCTTGGAAACGCGCCGCGTAATCGCCCCGCTGTCAATTCCCGCTTTGACGGTTTCGTATTGCCCGCGATTATGGGCGTTCGCGAGTTCCGTTCGAGCGACGGTTTCAGCGCGGCGGCGCCATAGGCGTTGGCTGTACCGGTTCACGTTCTTGAATAGTTGTTCGTCGTTCATACTTGGGAATGATTTTTTCAACTGCTTGCGGTAATTGATGACGGCGTTTGCGTCGCGATTCGATAGGCGGATGGCGGGCCGCAAATAGCGGGCGAGTTCATCCGGCGCAACCGGTTCACGAACCGCGAAATAATTGACGATGGTTTTGACGGCGCTGCGTTGTTGTTGGGTAACGGCGGTCAACAAATCCGCGCTTCGAGCGTCAATGAATCGCTGAATGGTTTGACCGGCCTGGGTTGCCTCGAATTGAAACCCGGTGATTCGCGCAAGATGGCTTCGCATGTATTCATAACCGCTTCGGCCCGCATCGGTCAAAATCGGTTTCAATTCGGTATTGACGAACCGGGCGTAAATCCGGGCGAACCGCTCAAGCGCCGCTTCTGACAATCGGCCCGTTTTTATCGCCGCCGTGATTTCTTCAAATTTGAGCGCTTCGGCCTGGGCGTTCCACGTGGAAACCAAAACCTTCCGAACCTTCGGTTCATTCCGGTCGAGGTAGGAACGCAAAACGGTTTCGATTTTTCTGTTATTGATTTGTGGCATGGCTAGATCGCCTGATAGACTTTACCGCCGGTAAGTTTAACCATCGCATGATAAAATTCCGGCAAGGTCAATTCAGAATCAACGCGGTTACTTCGATGTTGGTTGAACATCATTTCGACTTTTTTTTGTGAAACGCATTCGTTCGCGCATGGCAAAATCATATCGCCGGTTCGTAAATAACAGAGCGGCGCATGATTGGAACGCGAATGGCAGGAAATCGAATCGAGTTCATAGGATGCGAGTTCATCGTCACGCAACGAATAAACAGCCCATGCAAGCGAGTAAACCCGGTCATCGTGATGCTTGTCAGAACCAAAGCGCGGCTTGTCGCCCTTCAATTCATAAACGAACGTCTCCATTTCGCCCGCCAGTTTGTCGAGCGATTTATCAAACTTCAATCGCCCTTCCTTGACGATTCGATAGAGTTCCATAAACGCCGGGATTTGGTTGACCGTATGGGCGTGAACTATCTCGACCGGGTATTTCATTTCAGCGGCCCATGTTGCAATATCCTGGGCGTTGTAAGATTCAATCGTTGTATTTTTTAGGCCGTAGCGTTCTTGGTCTTTGACGATTTCTTTTTTGATTAACTTGGCGAATGAACCCAAAATGTTTTGCTGATTCAAAACGATGTATTCAGGTTCAGCGCCGTCAACGCCCGCAATTTTCGCAACGCAACTCCATATCGTTGCATCGCCATGGATTGAACCGAAATAGGCGCGGTCAAGGCCGCCGCCAACAACGTAGGCGCGACCATGCGCGTATTCGTCAAGCGCTTCTTTCGTCATTGGATGCGGTAAAACATCTTTCGCCCGCTCAATATCCGCCATTGCGAAAAGGTTGTTTCCGGCGGCCCCGCGTTGGTTCAAATGCTGCGATTGAAAATACAACGGTAGGGTTTGTTTGAAACGCGATTTCAACCAATTACGATTGATCCACGGCGGCGATTTTTCGAGCGCTTCGTCCAGGTCGGCATATTCGAGACGATAAACATATACCGTTGGATCGTCGCCGCTCTTGTACAAGTTTTCGAGAACATGCAGCGGGCCGCCCTGGGCGTCAACCGTTGAATCAATCAACAACCATGAATTTTCCGAATCGCCCAACGAAGACGCTAAAACGTCGAGAACATCCGTGTTCATCGCCGCGTGTAATTCCGTCACCCAAGCGCATGAAATTTTTTCGCCGTACAAACCCGCGACGGCATTGGGAACCGCCTCGATAACGCTTTGTAATTTTGGATGACGAATCCGCCGTTCAAGAATGTTGGATTCCCCGATAAATTCTAGGATTGCCGGAGTGTTTTGGATCGCCTGTTTGATTAACTTAAACCCGGTCGAAAGCGTTTGGCGCTCACTGTTCGCAACGACTTTGATGTTTTGCGCCGAACAGGTCATAAAGCGCCAAAGCACTAAGAGCGACATCATAAGCGTCTTGGAATGACGGCGCGGCAATGAAATCGCGATGGTTTGATAACGCCATTTCCCCGGTTCCGATTCCGCCAACGCCTGGTGGATGATTTCATTTTGGAAATCAACCGGCTTGAAAACCTCGAACCCGCCGCGTGAAGACGGGATGCGCGGGCGCATATCGTCTACCCATTGCAAAAACCCATCCGCACCCCGGCGCCATTGCTTCAATTTTTCAGCGGTAATTTTCACACTCATTACGATTTAGCCTTTTGCATCGCCGCTGCCATTTGCCGTTCAACCTGTTTTTGCGATGCGCGAAATGATTGTGCATCCGGCGTACTGATTGAAACGTAAACGTTCCCGCTGCCGCCGGGCGTTGATTGCTTAGCGAAGACTTGCCCGCCTGATTGCAGCGCGGCCTGAGTAACCGCCGCCGGTTGCGTTAAACCCGGTATCGTATCAACAATGCCTTGATAAACCGGGGCCGTGATTTGTCGAACTAACAACCGCGAAAAATCGGCCTGAACGCTTGAGGCGAAATCGCCAAAATCAAACTTCCAGTTTTGAAGCGACGTTGCTAAGGCGTCTTCCATCCGGTTCAAACCATTCGAGAAAGCCTTGTATGCGTTGTCCGCCGCGTTTCCGGCGGCGTCGGCGTACTCATCGAACGCAACGCGAGCGCCCGCCGTGAAATCGCCCGTCGCCATCAAGGTATCATTTTGATGACGGCGTAATTGATCTTCCGAATCAGCCAACGCCCGCGCCTGTACCGTTCCGCCTATCAAACCTTGGTTGTATAGGTTGTTGATTTCACCGGTTCGCGCCGCGTTCGCCGCGCCTGGATCAAAGCGGTTTGTATATCCCGCCGCCGCTTGCTTTAACATTTCATAATGGCGAGAGGTTGCCGCTTCCTCGGCGCGTTGTTCATCGGTCAAATCACGCAGACGGTCTTGAAGCGCGTCTTCATATATCTGCGAAATCCGCGCTTCGCCAAGTTCCACGACGGCGGCGCGTGTTTCCATGTTCGCCGTCAATAATCCGGCGCGTTCAGTCCCGCTCAATTCTTCGGCGTCGCGGATCGACGCGGCGCGTTCATCAATTTCCCGCAAGGTTCGCGCCGTTTCGATTTCCGATTGACGTACACGCGCCGCCGTTCCGGCTAAACCAATCAATGATATTTCGTCTTGAAGGTCGCGGGCCGTCCCGGCAATATCGCGATTGAAATTCTTATACTCCGACAACGAACGCGCCATTGCGCCGTTCAAATCGTCCCCATCGCCTCCAAGCAGTTTCTTAATCGTCGCCGCCGGGTTCGGCCCCTGGAATTCGCCGGAATCACTAAACGAAGAAACGCCTATACCGGATCGAACCAAGCCCATGACGCGGCGGTATTCGGTTGAAAATTCTTTAAGGCGCGTTCGTGCGCCTGAAATTTCTTCTTCGGAAGCGCCGGGAAATACGCCCATGCTATCAACCCCGGCGCCGCTTCCACGTTGACGCGCTGATTCCTGTAAACGCTCATACTCACGCAGCGCCAAACTGTATTGTTGTCCCAAATTCTGAATCGCCTGATTGATTGCCATTTCCGACAATTCATCATTCAACGCTCGAACGGAAGCGGTCGTACCATCCAGAACGCCCGCCAATCGCGGATTGAGTTCAATCAATTCCCGCGTTTTGTCCGCAAGCGTCGTTTGTGATTCGGTTGTTAAACTAACATTCCCGGCAAGCGCTGAATATTCGCCCGCCAAAGTCCGCATCGTGCTAACCGTTTGGCCGACCAAACGGTTGATTCCCTGGAATATTTGGCGCTGTTTTTCAATCGGATCGAGAAACGCCGTCAACTCATCGCGATACGCGACAACCGCGCCGATGCCCGCCGCAACGCCCGCCAATCCCCAACCAACCGGGCCAAGCGACAACGCCGCGCCAATCGCTCCACGCGCCGCACCCAATGCTAAGAGCGAACCCAACGCGACGGAAACGCCTTCAATCGCTTTCGCCGTGTCCTCGAACCGCTCAATGTTTTCATCGAACGGATCAGCCATCCCGCCCCATACACGCAACACGCCGGTTGATTCATCAATGACGCCACGCAATGCGCCCGCCAACCCTTTATCACCCGTTTGCAATAAGAGTTCTTCAAACGCAGATTGCATTCCCTTAATCGCGCCGGGAATGTTATCGCGCATCGTCGCTGCCATACTATTAAGCGCCCCTAAATTCGTGCGCGTCTTCATGTCGAGTTCTTCGACCGTATCGACCAAGTTAATCAATTGCAATGCAGCGCCGCCGCCCCGCGCCCCAAATATTTCCATCACCTGACCGGTCGAGAGTTGCGCCGATTCAAGCGTTCGTAGCACGCTCACAAACGAATTCGATTCGAGATTCAAATCTTTCATCGAAAGACCGGCGTCACGCATCGCGTTTTTCAACTTCGATGACGGCGAAGCGAGTTCAATCATTACCTGCCGAACGCCCGTACCTGCCATTTCGGCTTGCATACCGGCTTGGCCCAACGCGCCAATCGCGGCGGTCGTTTCATTCAAATCCCGGCCCAAACTGGACGCAATCGGCCCGGCGAATTTAATCGCTTGGCCCAACTGCTGAATATTCGTATTGGCATTCGCAGCGGCAACCGCCAGCGTGTTCGCCGCAACCCCGGTTTGATCCGCGCCAATGTTGAACGTCGTCATCACGTTACTTGTAATGTCAGCGGCGCTTCCAAGGTCTAACATGCCCGCCGTCGCAAGGTCGAGTAGCGCGGGCATGGAACCAATAATCTCGCTTGTCTCAAATCCCGCCATACCCAAAAACTGCATGGCCCCGCCCGCTTGCTTGGCGCTGAATTCCGTCGTACCGCCCAATTCGCGGGCCTGGCGCGTCATCGCCTTCATTTCGTCGGCAGTCGCGCCCGTCACCGCTTTCACGCCGCTCATGGATTGCTCTAGGCCGCCAATGACCGACGTTGCCGCGCCCAACGATGCAGAGATACCCAACCCCAAAAGAAGGTTATTTACCGTCGAGAGCGTCCCGCCAAATCGAGCGTATGATGCGTCCAGCGAACGTACCGAACCGGCAAACGCCCGCGTCTTGCGCGTCGCGGTATCAACCCCATCCGCCCGGTATCGTATGACTAATTCTTTGACTTCGGTCATGGTTAGAAAACCTCGATTGGTTTGGGTTGCGCCGCCGGTTCGGTTTCGACGGTTTCCATTTCGCCAGGAACTGGCGTTTCCATATCAGCACTTCCTGCTGTTTTGGCGTCGGCGGCCTGGGCGTCTTCGGCGTCGCGTTGTTCGCGTTCGAGTTCTAATAATGCGCTGACCGGGTCGGGTTCGCCCGGCGGTTCACCAACTGGAAAGGATGGGCCGCCCCCGCCCGCGCCCTTGAGGGATGCCCGGTAGGCAATCAACTTGCGAACCTGTTCCTGATATTTGAGAAAATGATTCTCGATGGTTGGATTCAGTTTGCCGCCCTCAATGATCGAAGCGTCCCTGAATATCTCCCGCTCAATCGCGTTCAGGATGACCACAATGGACGCGATTTGCCGATTGAGTATCTCAATAGAGACGGCGATTAGGTCGCCGTCTAGCGCCGCCTTCACCGTTTCCAGTGTACGGGCCTCACGGGTTCGCCCGTCGAGTTTGCCCTCATCCAACGCCTTAATGAGTTCATCGACGCATCGAGGCCGCATCCGCTCACTGCGGGAGCCTATCGGGGGCGTATCGGGCGCATTGTTGCCGGATTGTTCGTTTTGGTTCGTATCGGTCATTCGTCAGGCCTCTTAGCGTATGGATGATGCCGGTTCAAATCCCCAGTTCCTGGGGTTTTGATGGTGCGTTGTTCATTCCTTGCGATGTTTTCGATTCGATGAGTTTGTAAATCGCGGTTATATGTTTGATTTGATTCGTCATAAGAAAACTCGAACCGCTGATTGAGTATCAGTAGTTTGATAAAAAGCGGTTTGAAATAGTAAGTTGCTTAGATTTTGGAAAGGATTGATTGACTGAAAAACGCAGGGACTGCAAATTTGCGCGGCGAATCGTAAATGAAAGCGAAGTGTCTTTATATGAACAGGGAACTATTTTCTTGCTTTACCACTCGAACATACTCGAACAATGTATTAATCAAGATTGTTCACGCTTAAACCCTATCTATTATTATCTATGAGCAATCTGAACAATCTGAACAATCTATATAAGAGATAAATAAAAAAGAAAAAGAAAACATAAATAATCAACCGCGTTTATATATGTTCTTAAAAAAAATGCGGAAGTGGAAAAATAGATTGTTCATTGTTCAGATTGCTCAAATGGTTGGATAAATTACACTTACTAGAATGGGAGATTGTTCATAGTATGTTCAATGATTTTGTGGCAGCGTCAAATATATCTTCGATTTCCTCAGAATCGCTATTATGCCAGTTTATTTTCATGTTGACGGCCTGTTCAAATTCCAAGCGGCATTGCTGCAATGGCTGGAATTCCCAACCGCGTTCACGGCCTGAATCGGTGTAGATGTTTTGGGTTGGGATAGTCGAAGGGCAAAGTTTTCTTAACTTGATACCAAATTCAACTTCAAATGATCTATTCCGAATTCCGGCCTTTTCAGTTTTTCTAAAATATGATTCATAGAAACTGGATCGCGCAACCTGCCCCGTCCAGTCGTCATCACATTCAACTAAGCGCCCGTTCCATAAAATTTCAAACCAGAATTTGGTAATAGCGTCGAATGAATGAAGTTTTTGATCGAACAGCGCGGCGGTTTTGGGAATGGAACGAAGGTTGATGTCCGAATGATGATTCAACAAATAATGCAGCATAGCGGCGCGTCCACCATTTTTCATTTGTTCAATGATGGCGTTGAAATAATGATGATCCTGAATCCGTGAATCGCTGACCTCAGTTACGCAAAATCGCCGCTCATCCAGACCTGCGGGAATTACCCATTCGCAATTGGATGAAATAAGTAATCGAACGCGGTTGGGTACGGTTACAGCGTCGCGGCCTTTCGCCTCGATAACAATTTCCGGTTCGGTGATGAGCGATTTTAATGATCCCTCGGATGATTTGTCACCGGCCCAAAACGCTTCATCTGCAAAAAGTAATAAACAATCCTTTAGGTGAGAGTTGAAGTTCCCGACAAGATGCCGGGCGTTTGATATTTGACGGAAGTGTTGACCGAACAGAGCGCCGAATTCACGGCAAAAAATTGATTTGCCGGTTCCTTGTTTGCCGCGCAATACAAGCGCGGTTCCTGGGCGTTCGTTGGGGTTTTGAACCGCGTTTGCCATCCAGGTTTGAACGTAATCGAATAGGATGGCGTCGCCGTTGCAAATCACGTTATAGATATGGTCGCGAAATAGGCTCCAATCGCCGGATTCGGGTTCAACGGCGAAACCGCGCCATAGGTTGAAATAATGCGGTTCATCGACGCCGGGCGCGAATATTACTTGTTTGTATGACCGGCGGCGCGGGTGACGGCGCCAGAATGTCGCGGCGTTTTCTCTGTGAGGCTCGCCCGATTCGGTCGTTGTTGTGACATAGCGATTCTCGAATAACAGGTTGAAATCAGCGCGGCGCAAAAAATCGACTTCCTGGCGGTTTTGTTCCGGGTCGAAGCGTTCGCGCAAAATCAGGACGTTGGAACCGATTGACGTTACGGCGTATTCGCGGTTGATTTCTTCGAGTACGGTTTCAGGTGATTCGCTGGGTTTATCCCCGGCGGTCGATGCAGCGCCGTTGCCGTTGGTTGGTTGCGGGAATGGAATGATCGCCGCCGTTGATTGTTTTATTGCGGCATGGGCGTCAATCAGTTTTTCGATTTCTCGAACCATGCCATGCTTTTTCAAGACGGGTTTGATTTTTAGCGCCCAATGTGACGGACGTTGTTCTCTAACCAAAGCGAGCGCATCAAGGTTTTCGGTTTTGTCGAACCATTCAGGATCGGCGGCGTGTTTGTCGAAATTGTCGAGCGCATCAAGCGCGGCGTTTGCTTTGACTTCATGCGCGGGCGGATTGGCGGCGCGGGCCGCCTTGTTGATTTCTTCTATGGCGACGGCGACGGAATCCCCGTCATATACGGCGATGGACGCGCCCGCCTTGAGCGCATCGTCAATGCCCTTGGGTTCTCCGGTCGCGGCGTCGGTTTCCCATAGTTCGAGTTCCACATGGAACCCGTTGCGCGATAACGCCTCAAAAATGTCATGGAGAGATTCGGCTACATGGCGGTTGGTTTGGGCGTCGGCGTCGAACGCTAATTTGATTGGCGGTTTGGGTTCGAGGGTTTGGAGCCATGCGAACGCGCCGCGCCAATTGCGGACGCCGGGGATGGATATGGTTAGGATTTCCGATAGAACGGTTGCGATATCGGCCTTTAGTTCGCCCTCTGTGATTCGGACGGGCCGCCCGGCGGCGATGTAATCCGTAACGACATCGTCAATGCCGGGAACATGAATCGGCGCGCCGGGGCCGGGGCCGTCATGGCGCGCCGATGATATCCAGCGGTATCGAACGCCGGATGCGTCGAGCGCATCGGCGCGGATTTTCAGGGCGATGATGCGGCGTTCCGCGTCGCGTACGGGGATAACCAAACCGGATTTCCCGGATAACGAATAGTATTTCTCGCCGCCGTCTTCTGATTCTTTCAAATAAAATCCGGGGATTTTCGCGAGCGTCGCGGCGTCGAATTGTTCGAGCAGTGTACGGCATGTTTTGACGCGCCCGCGTCCGGGCCATGAACGATACATGCGGCGGGTTATTTCGTTTACAGGTAGACCGCGCTCAAGCAAATTTTCCTTGTGCGATTCATCCAGGCCCAACTCATTCAACAATGCGCGGTATACGCGGTCTAACGTCGCGGGTTCGGCGCGTTGCGAAGATGTGGGCGGCGGCGCTGGATTGGTGTATCCCGGCGCGTTGTTCGCCGATGCGCCATTGAGCGCATATAGCCAGTATTCGCCATGCGTCCCGGATTTGTATTCGGCTTGCGGGCTGGATTCGCGACGGCAAATCTCGAATTTGCCGTCATGCGAAAAAGTACACCAATCGGTTTTTCCGCAATGTTGGCATGGGCGGGCGGCGGTTACGTTAATCCAGTAGTTTGATTCACTCATAGGGATTCAGTTGGTTTTGGATTAGTGAAATCTGTTCCTCGACCTCATACAATTCGCGGCGGTTACAAAATATGAAATCAATCAATTGATGGTCATTCATGGCGTTTGGGGAATCGCGGTATTCATTGAAAAACTTGTAGTATTCATTCCGCCAATAGGATTCATACTCACGCAATTTTCGCAGATCGCGCAATAGATTCCGGCGTCGATGATTGTGCTTTGTGTTCGCCGCGATTGCCTCGTTCATTTTTTTTCACCTCTCCAGCCACCGTCAGCAGGATAATTTAACTCGCGAAAAACTCGTTGAATTGTTTGGTCAGTAATCCGAACAAACGTTGAAAGAGGTATCTCTGTATCATCAATAACAAGATCGCCCGTCATATCATCGTTTTCTGTGTAATACACTGGCTTATCTGGCATTTCATGCAACACAATAATTGCACGTTTTCTTTCACGGCAAATTTCAATCAACTTGATTTCTTTGGAAAACTTTTCATCAAAAAATGCAACGGTTAAAACAGAGCCGAATTCTTGAGTTGCATACAAATCACCGGTATCCCTATTTCTGATTTTCACAGTAGGTACATTCGGGTGACCGTGTTTTTTTATTGATAGTGGGTCTATTTCGCTAAATGGCGGAACAATGTTTCCGGTTGCAGATATTGGCAATAACTGTGCATAATCGACGACGCTTTCAAAGGCGCGTGATGAGCGTGGCTCAGCAAGAGATAGGAAAAAATGCGCGATATCATGCGCAGTAATATCTGAAATGTTCCTACCGCGACCATAGGAGTAAAAAACGCCATTTTCTCTGAGTACGCGAATTCTCTTTTCAAGGTCGGCTTTGTTCCATTCAGGAGCCAAGCGCAACAAGCAGTTTACAAATTCTTTGTGGTTCATGTTTTTTACCAGATACCATAATTGTTTTCTTGTATGACATTTTGTCACTGGGGATACATTTTGTCAATAGTGATTTCTCAAAAAAAAGCCGGGCGAGGTAATTACTCCCCGCCCGGCTCCATTAGTCCACTTAGTTTAATCGTGCGCGCCGCCCGTGATTCTTGCGCCGCTAACAACTCCCCGCCGGAACGACGCCCAAAATGCGGATCGGCGTTGAGTCATCGCAGATTATGACACCGTTGGGCGTCGAAACCGCCCAGCGTTCGCCGGGTTCGTTCATTACGACCGGGATGGATTCCCCGTTCGGCCCTTCGATGCGTTGCGGTAATGCCGTTTGTTGGATTGCGTTTGACATGCTAAAATCTCCCTCGATTTATGTAGTTTCGGGCGGCGGAGTTTCACTTGCCGGTGTCCCCGCCGTCCGTTTCGTTTTTTACTTCAGAAACGTTATCAACCATATTGATCCACCAATCAATAAACCTTAAATACCAAATTTTCTTGGGCGCGAATCGTTCTTGCATTTTTGAAAAGAAAACTTGAAACGTTTGAGACAATTCGATAAATTCAGCGTGTTTAATTTCTAACTTATCAATCTTTTCTTGTATGTCTGAGTGACTTGAATATGTATTTACATATACTGAATCCAATTCATCGAACCAATTAAAATCTAATTTATCTAACATACTAATTTCAGTATAAATGTTATAATTATTTTCTAAAAATAAAACAATAGCGCCCGTATTTGAATATTCAGTACGCAATTTAAGTATTGTTTTTCTAAATAAAATATACCTTTCATTGTCATTTAGATTAATATCAATAAACACATTTGGCGAATAAGGAAAACTTGATTGATTTGGAGTGGTTTGCTCTAATTCGGTTTTTAGTTCATTTATCAAACTACACAATCCATTACTGTCCTGGTTCAGCGTGAACTGGAATATTCGGATGGTTGCGTTAGGTAGTCCGAGTTATGGTAGTTGAGTTTTTTTTAGGCATGGGGGAATGCTCGAAATGGTTGAACAAGGTTGGAGGCGGAGCG